GGATAAATTGGATGTGGTTTGAGCCACAGCCGCAGTGCAAAATAGTGCAACCAGCAGTGCAAGTAGTTTCTTCATTGGCGTTTCCCTTTCCTGCGTTTGGCGGAGCGTTTCTTCTTCACGGCTTGGCCTCCTGTGGCTCGGAGTAATCAGCAAACAAGGCCCGGAGTGGAAGCGCGTTAACGTCAGGGATAGACGTAGCTTTGGCAGCGACTTTACGCGCTGCATTGGATACAGACCTTGCGCCTGATGGAAATCCCTTTGCAATCGCCTTATTTGCCTGTTTCAAGGGGTCGGTGAAGGCAGATGGAGACACGCCCGCAACTCCGCCAGGAACTCCTGATTGTGGATGCAGGTAGCTTCGGATATGAATTTTCTCGCTCAACGGAGCACCCTGCCGCTCCAGGGAAGCCTTGGTTAGCTTCTCTCCAGCCTTCTCCGTCGATCCGGAGAGCGAGATAAGAGCGGACTGACGCTGCTTGAGCGCTTTGAAGTATCCCGGCGGCTTCACTCCACTCTGGTCGGCAGCGTTATATAGCAAGTCCTTCAACCCTTGCTCCGCAGCGGTATCCGCTGCGATGTTGGCATGGGCTTTGGCGGCGGTTACTTGGCCATTACTGAGAGCTTCATGCCACGCATTCAGCCTTTTCGTGATAAGCTCTCGCTCGCGATTGAGTTCTCCAATCGTCCACGTCCCACGGTCGAATTCTAAGGCTCGCTTGGTAAGATACCGCGACATGGCCCTTCCTTCCTCAGTCTTGGCCATATTGGGAGTGATCTGCGCCCTGATAGATTGAGCGACGGAATGGGCAACCGTGGGCTGTTGGGCAATCGGGAAAAGGGCCGCATTGAATTCCTGATTTAGTTCTCGCTCAGTGGCATGAACCAGTTTCCCGAACTCTTCCACGTTCTTTGGTTTCCCGACCCTAGAGGCCATCTTATCCAAATCAGGGAGAACAGTCTTTATCTCCGGACCAAGCTCCCCCGATCTTGTGGCGTAAGCCAAAAAAGCCTCTCTTCCGGTTGGCTTTAGCAAATTTCCCAACTTGCTGATTCCCAGACCACCGAGTTCCATTAAGCCCTGCTCGCCGCCGCCCAAGGCAATGTCTTTCGCTGCATCTGTGGAACTTGCCATAGGCTTTCCCTGCGCGGTGTTGATAAGTTGGGTCAATGAACGTCCCGTCGCTCCTCCTAAACCAGCTCCGAACACTCCGCCCCAAGGCCCACCCGCTAGAGTCCCAATCCCGCCGCCGACTACCCCGCCTGCCGTGTCTAGATTCTTCGTGATGAAATCTCGAATTCGATTCACCGGGGAAATCGTCTGATACAATCCCGCTCTTACTGCATCCATCCCATGCGGACCAGTGCTAATTTCCCCCGGAGGAGTCCCCTTCAAGTCCATGATGTTGTTCCCGTAAGAGGGATACTTCGCCACAACCGCATCCACGAGTTGATCGTCAGGAACCTGAGCATATTGGGGATACTTCTCCTTTACCTTCGCCGCAAACTGCTTGCGCGTTAGTTTGTCCTGATCGGCCATTAGTGCGGCTCCGGAGAAAGATTGATGCCTAGAGGATTGTCCTGACCTCCTGGCTGAACGTATCCGGCAAGAGATTGCTTCGCATCCTCTAGGACGTTATCCCGCAACCAACTTACCTTGCTATAGAGCTGTCCGGGAGTATCTGTCGGCTGCGGGAGATGCTGAACGATATCCTCGTAGAGATACTTACCCCGGCCCATCGACATCCAAGGCCGAGCGCCCATCACTTTTAGCGCAGCAGCATCTTTGATGAGGGTGGAGGTTACTTTTTCAGGTTCCACGCCTTTTTGGTAACCGTAGAAACGCATGTGCTGCGCCAGAGCGGAATGATCGCCAAAAATATAGGAATTCTGGTCCTGTAAATGATTGTCTTCAATGAACTTGGTAAGTCTGTCCACCATCGGCTCGGCGATCTTGATCGAATCGTACATCTGCCGCTCCTGCGGTGTCATGTACTGCTGCTTTTCCGCCAAGCGGAAGTCCACCATCATCTTCTGAAGACGTTCCGTGGAACGCTCAGACTCCCTTTTGTCCTCACGCCGATTCTTCTCCGTAGTGGCCTGATCCGCTCTGCGATTCGATTCTGCTTGTTGCGCGTCAGCATATCGCATGACCTCGGCAATAGCCGCCTTCGCGTCCCCAGGTTCAGCGTCAAGTACAGCCTGAGCCCGAGCTTGAGCCCCAGCCTGAATGTCCTTGGGAAGGGTGGATACGAACTTTTTCAACGCATCCATAGGATCGGCCTGCTGAGTATCGACGAATTTACCTTTCGAGACCGACCACAGGCGATTCCCAATCTTGATGAGATCGCCCTTTTCCAATGCTTGCTTCTGCTGCTCTGCCGCCCTCTGGTCGGACTGTCTGGCCAGTTGCAGGTAGGCATCTTCCACGTCCATGCCGTGAATCTTCTGCGCCTGCTGCTGCTTTTCTTCCCGCGCAGCATTCCCTGCTTCGCCAACCTGGTTGGCGACAGAGCCGAGGCTTGTGAGAAATGCGCTCATTAGGAATTCTCGTCAGTCACAGGATTGAATCCGCCACTCACCAAGGAGGGCGGAAGTTGTCCAGCCTGTTGTGCGGCGGCCTGTCCTAAAACACCAAGATTAGCCCCCGGATTCGGTACGCTGTTGGGATCGATTCCCGCCGTTGGATTCTGCGATGGGTTACTCATCATCAACAGCTTCAAAATGGAACTCACGTCAATCGGCTTGGTCGTCGGAGCGCCCGAGTAAATCCCGAGCGCCTGCAATGCGGCATTCTCTCCTTGCGACTGTTGCTGCTGGAGATAAGGGGCCAAAGCCTGCGTTTCAATATCCTGCATCACTCCGGGAGACGATCCTAACCCGTGCTCTGCTCCGAACGCAGAAGCATTCCGGTTCACATCTGCCGTCAGACCTGCCTGCAAAGGCTGTTCAAATCCCTGCACGTAGGAAGCAAACTTGGCCGGATTCGAGATCAACTGCTCGACGAACTTCTGCTTTTTCTGGGCTTCGTTGTTAGCGAGAAGATTCTGGAGCAGACCTGTCCCTGCAACTCCGGCTCCCAGCGTGGCTTTCCCCGCCCCAGAAGATAAGAAATCACCGATTTGCGACATCACGTCCGACATTATCCGCCTCCCAGAGAATTAGAAGATAGGCCCGGAGCATTTCCAAACAACGTCTGCTGTGCCAAATTTACATCTGCTGGGGAACCTGAAAGCTGTGCAATCAACGATGACAGCGATGGGTCTGCCAGAGAGCCACCAGTCTGCGCTTGCGCCTGCGGAGCAAAAGACTTAAAAGCCTCTTGCTCTGCCGTTTGTTGCTGCCTTTGCTGGGCCTGATTTGCGGCGATTTCCTCGGCATTCGCCGCTCCTGTGGTGCTGGGAGTAAGAGCGCCGCTTAATTGCAATCCTACTTCAGTGCCCGTGGTGGCTCCTGCCGCGATCAAAGGAATGAATGGAACAATCCAAGGCATTAGTAACGAGTCTCCAATCTTCCCGCTGCCCAAACTCCCGACACCGGAATAAGATATCCACCCATACGCTGCACGATCCGCATCAGGCGGCGTTCCGCCCTTCGATTATCTGCGAGAAAAGTCATAAATCCTATCAATCCAAGAGCCTGACAGTCCCGCAAAACACTTCTCATAAGCGCTAGAGCCCAGCCATTCGGGGCCGAGGACAGCGCACTAATTCGCATGATCGTTAACACTCCATGCGTATTCGCTCCAAGCACCTGCGCCACCACTTTTCCTTCTGAGACCAGAACCCACTGCCATTCTGGATCGATCTTGAATGCCTCAAATCCGACCAAAAGTTCGGCAGGAACTTCGTTCACATACGGATGCCGGACTTCTATGGTCAAAGTCACGAAATCACCAACGATGCCCCAGCGGGCTTTGGAACAACCTGATAATCAACCGCTTCCACTGTCGCAGGCCCGCTACCTGAGATTGTAAGATTCAAATTCTCCGCTGTCTGCATAATTCTGACGCGGGCTTCGTACTGATTGCTTCCGAGGGCGATCAATGCGGCCTGAATGACTGACTGGATGTACCCGTTCAACTCTGGCGTGACCTGAATCGATGACGGTCCTCCATCTCCACGGATGATGACCTGATTATGAAATAGGTTGACTGTCCCGCCCTCCTGAAATACTTCTGCATCTCGGAAGGACCACTGGACGTTGGTATTGGCCCCTGCATTCGTAGCCCCGGCATCCCATGTCGGATCGCCCGCCTGCCATCGTCTGAGCGCCCCATCATAAAACCCAGCCATAACCGTAATCGGGGCGGAGCCCGGTGTGCGGAACTGCTTCAGCACCGATATGGGGAATGGAAGATCAACTACGGTCCAAGACTTTAGAATCAAGTCATAACAAAACAACCGAGTAAGAGCGCCGCCTAGCGAAGCCGAGGGAGTCCCGGAAGTGTATGACGTAGAATTGGTCAAGGTCACCGAAGCGACCCCATTGGCGACCGTGATGTATTCAGACTCTCCTCCGGGAGTGTTTCCTACATAAATAGACCACGACGTGATGGCCGGGTTATTGGGAAGGTTTACTACAATCCCCTGAGAGTAGTGGGCTCCTCCCCAAAATCCAGATCGAACCTGCAATGAAAATTCCCCGCTTAGGAACGTCTGTCCAGAACTGGATAGAGCTTGCACTTTGATGTAATAGTTCCCATTCGAGAGCAGAGCGGGCTGGGTGGTCCCATAGAGCGCTTGCACTCCCAGTCCTGAAAATACTGTCGATGCCAATCCCTGCAAGGGAACCGCGCACACATACATGGGAGGATTTGCCGTCTGCGCTGCTTTGGCAAAGTACAGATAAGTCTGATCGATTGGCGTGATGTCAGACTCCGTGGATTCCGGGAAAAGGTATGGTCTGATCGATTCCGGCTCCTGCAACTTGTCGGAAATTCCATCGGTCACTGCGAATCCTAGATGCGTAAGCCGCATAATCCCATAGCCGGGAACGAATTGCAGGCTCCGAGGAGCCACGCATCCCATGTCCGTCTGAAGTCGAGTGATCGTGAAGTCAGAGGCTCCAAATACTCCCTGAATCAGAAACGTAGAGAAGTTCTTGAAGAAGGTCAGGAAGTTTTGCGGAGCAATTCCAGCCTCGGAAACTGTGAATGCCTTGATCCCGGTACACTGATCTCCATCATCCGGCTGAATCTGGGCGGCATTGAGAGGATTCCACGAAATCGGGTTGTTTAGGTCTGACATTCTCAGGGCCGATGGCCCGTCAAGTTGATCCGAGGTTTCCGTGGGAGAAGTATTGGCTACCCACAAAGACCCGGCGTAAACTTCTGCGTGGGCCGCCCCTCGTGGGGCAGGAGAGCCCGTCGCTTGACCGGAATTCTTCCAGATGATATTTCCATCAGCAATCGTCGAACCCAACGTGGAGGAGAACGAAGGAGCCGACCCAGACCCCGATTCCCCTCCCTGGGTGGCCGTGAACACGTAGTTGACTGAGGCAATATTGACCTGAATCTGATCGCCCTCGTTATAGACGGTCGAAGCCGTCCATGTCGGGTACGTTGCTGAAAAAGTATTCGTCAGGGCGGCAGTGTTCCCCGTTGTACCGTCCGATTGGTACGGAGTGATGCCGTTCCCTAGTGCCATCATCATTTTGTTGACGAACTGGACGATCTGCGGCAAGGGAGACAAATTCCCCGAAACTCCGCCCGAAGGCGTTGGGGGATTGTACCCGCTTCCTCCACCGCCTCCCGAGCCTGAACCGCCTGATCCTCCACCCACCCCTCCGCCTGGATTTGGAAGGACATCTGCCGGAAGCGTGACAACCACTTGGGCCGATCCATACGAGGGATACGTAAAATAATAGAATTGGCAGACCTGAGTCGTGTCAGAAGATGGGGGAGTCTTGGAGCCTAGACCAGAATCGGGAGTGTTGTCCACGTAAGATGTGGTCGATTGTCCGGAAACGGTGGCCACAAATTTTTCGGTGCCTGTCGCTCCACCCGCTACCGTGCGGTAGATGTTATATCCCCCCGCAGCATTCGTTAAGGCCGACCAACTCACCGCGCCTTTCTGGGCACTCAAGGTTACCGATGCCTCGTTGGACTTGGTGGTTTCCCCTCCTGCCCCATCAAGACCCGTAATAACGTACTTATAGGCTCCAGTGAGAACGCCGGAAACTCCAGCAGCGACAGTGAGACCGCTCGGAGCCCCGATATGGACATTCACATTCTTGACGATGCCGTAATACCCAGCATTCGCCCCGGTGGGCTGGAATAGAAACACTTCCGTGATCGGGCCAAAATTGGCAGACTGTGGTTCAAAAGCCCCGTTGTATTGAGTGATGAGTAAAGTCCCGTCACAAGTCTTAATCGCGCCTCGTCGAGTCAAGACGACATTCGAGCAGCGCGAGAAGGAACCTTTGGGCAGGGAGTAACGGTCGAACCCCGCTTGGATTCCTTTTAACCATCTTGCGTGCGTGATGGGCTTGGCAGGCATTACGGTATGATGACACCCCCGAATGCTGTTCCCAATCCGGCCCCAACTTCCGGACCAATCGCACTGTACGGGGAAATCTGGCGTGGCCCGGCAATGATGCGATTCGAGGTCAAATCCTTCATCTTGGCCTCAGCCTCTTTCAGATATCTTTGAGCCGAGGCCTCGTCCTGCTCCGCTGAACGAAACTTGTACAGCATGTACGAGGTCAAAGCCTCAATCCAACCCGGCGGAAGATAGAACGTTGATGCTGCCGAACCCACAGAATATCCGGCAGGAACCCTGTAGCCGGAAATCATCAGATTCAACTCCGTGCAGGCAACCCCTGAAGACTGGGCGGCAGGAGTGGTTCCGCACATTCCCCTGGTTAACCCTGTGAGTTGATTTCCACTGATCCCGGCAAAGTTTACGATCTCGGTTCCAATCTGGGTCATGCCAAATCCCAGAACGTAGTTGGCCGTAGAGGTCAAATTCGCTACAGTATCCGTTAACCCGATATTTGAGGCCAGCGTGGTCTGATTGGAAGTGCGGTTCGGCTGCGGCCACGCCTCTACGATCAAGCGATCTGTAGCCTGAAACACCACCAGCATCCCAGAATATCCGGGAACCGGGTTTCTGCGGAACACGTTGTTCTTTTGCAAAAGCCCGAGAGGATACCCGTCAAACCATGCCGAGTCGATCTTTTTCCAGTATCCGTTCATCTGGTAGATAGGCTGGCCATTGACCGTCCCTACTGCCCCAAAATCAGGCAATCCACCATTGTTCTTGGCCGCCGCCCAATCCAACGCCTGCTTCATCCAGCGGTAGATAGCGTAAGCTCCTACCGCCGCCCCGTCTGAGTCTGGCAAGTAGGCTGTAGAGCGGCTGGGAGGGCTCTGGGCTACCGCGCTGGCTCCAGTCAGAACCAGCGTGCCAGAACCCCCGGAGATGGAAAACTGCTGGTAGGTAGCTTCCGCACCCGAGGCAGTGGCATAGTAGATGCGGATGCCCGTAGCGGCAATCGAGCAGGTAATCGGAACCGAAATGCTTCCCGTAGGCCCAGTGACCGCTGCTGACGACTCACTAGAGCCTAAAGACTCCCCAAACTGATTCAACTGCGTGGCAACGAGGTAGTAAGTCCCAGAGGCTAAAGTCCCACTACTCCCAGACGCAAGGGTGCCGATGGACGGCTGCCCCAAGGATTGCGGCAGGTCCGTCATCAACTCGCGGGCGGAAATCACAAGATCACCAACGTAGCCCAAAGCTCAACTCCTCTTGCTGCCCCTCTTGCCCGCCTTCTTCATCTTGTCGCGAAATCCGTAGACTTCAGAAAGATACTTTCGGTCTTTCCCTGATCCTTTTAAGCGGTGCTGCATGATCCCTCCTCAAAAAATAAAGCCGGGAGCCTATTTCCGGCCCTCGGCTCCTCCCCCAAAAACTTTGTCCTGCGTTTACGGACCAGCCGCCACTTCCACCGACATCACCGCGTTCCCCGTGGAATTGATGTTGGTGATGTTGATGGCGATGTTCACGTTCTGCAAAAGCATGTCGCAGGAGAACTCGAAAATCTCATCGATGTTCTGATTGGCCGCTGCCGCCGATCCGTCCCCGGCATAGAGCTGGACGGTGTTCGAGTTCCCATCGTCGCCCCAGATATTCAGGATGCGGATGATCGCGGCGTTGGGATACAGGTTCCCAGTATTGACGAGCGTCCCTACCTGCTCCGTCTTGACTCGCACATAACCAACACGCACTGGCCCCTGCCCGATCTGGTTGTTCTGCACGTTCGAGCCAACCGGCATCGATACAGTCGTGTTCCCGTTGGTGATGTTGAAGTTCTGGTTGGAGAAGTAAACGGAGGAAGACCCGCCTCCTGTGTACCATCCTTTGATCGTGTTGATGATGGGCATGTTGTCTCCCTAGCTCGTGATGTTGATGATTTCAATCTGCATTCTTGGTGAAATGCAGCTTAGGTTCCAGGTTAAATACATCGTGGACACGAGCACTCTCTGGTTGCTCGGCTTGATGAACGGATCGACGTTGAAGTAGTCCGCCTCATGGAACACCGGGAACGTGTACTTGCTGTTGATGAAGTAGGCCGCGTTCGAGGTCGCCCACACATCCGGAACCACGATGGCATTGTTGAACAGGAAATGATTGCGGAAGCCAACCTGCAAGGCTTCTTCATCCTGCATCCCTTGGCCGAAACGGACCAAGGTAGTGAAGTTCCCCTTGAACCCGGCATAGCGGTTCTGCACGATAATCATCAGGTCAGGTTCGTCATAACCGAAGGTCACTGCCTGATACGCGATTTCCGCGTTGGTTGGCGTCAAAGACCCCGAGGTGTTGTTCTGGTTTCCTTGCGGCTGCCAGAAAGCGTTGGCCGAAAGGTTGCGGTTAATCCCGGCGATGGTGTTGGTCGTCTGGCCGAACCATGAGTTGATGTCGTCGATATCGAGCGAAGTGTTTTGCGGAGAGGTGTGCCACAGGGCACGCGACAATTTGTTCAGGAACGAGCCCGAGGCCGTCTGGTATTTCAGTTTGATGATGTCGAGATTTCCGGCTCCGCCCCGATTCAGAATTACGTCTGTGATCGGAATGACAATCGGCTGGCGGTACGGCTTCCACTGCTGGTTGGCAGGCTGCACCGAATCCACGACCGAGGTATCGAGAAGCTGGTCGCCGTAGTACGCGCCGCCGGGGAGTTCTTCCTGGTTGATTTCAGGGAACACCAGTTCGCCCGCTCCAAACTTCTTTCCGTCGCGAGTCAACGCCCAGAATACGGGCGAAGGCTTGAATACGTTGTCACCGAGGACCGGGACAATGTACTTCTGCGAAATCGCATTGACGGTGTTGGAAAGCTGGACCGGAGGTGTCGCTAATCCGAGTCCCACTACACTGTTTGCCATAATCAGGCTCCTTGGTTACGCTTGCCCCTGAATGCCGCGCCACAACTCCACGTCATTGAAAGCATCGTTCATTACATCGTCCAAACTCTTGACCCGGCCCTTTTCGTTCAGAATCGATTTGTCGGGCTTCACGTTGATGTGCGTGCCAGAAGGCTTGGGCGCGTTGGCCAGAACTTGCTGATCCGCGTTCTTCTTCGCAATGGCGGCAGCCCGCTTGTCGGCCTCTTCATTGATCCGGTCTTCAAACGTCAAGTCTTTTGCCGCCTTGGAGAGATCGAATCGCCCGCGAGAATCAACCAACTTGTTTTCCTGTGCGTACTTCAGAGCTTCATCACGGGTTACCTTCGCTCCCTTGGGCAGGGTCGGAGAGACCTTTTCCCACTTCGACTCGTAATAGTCTTCAAGGTAAGTGTTGAGCATCGGCCCCAGAGCGGACTTGCGGACGGTATCGATCTCACCCTTGGTGGTAGCCAACTCTTGCCGCAGAGCCTTGATCTCCTTGACTACCTTGCCAACCAGAGGATCGTCTTCGTCAAGATCGGAAGAAGAGGCCACGGACTTCTTGGTTACCGGAGCCTTGCCTTGTAGAAGCTCCTCAACCGTCAGACCTGCTCGCTCGGCAGTCTTCTCAATCACGGTCGAGAGTTGTACGGAGGCATCGTTGACCGTCTTCTCTCTTTTGGTCAATTCCTGCTCTCTTGCCGTTAACCGGGAGGTCAACTCGCCTTCATGCTCACGGTCGTAGGCCCGCATGTCGGCCAATGTCATCGTCTGCCCATCTTTCAGAGATACGGTGAAATCATCTGGATACTTACTTGGGTCAGATAGGATTTCGCGCCATTTAGCTGGCATTATTGGGCCATCCCTTCAGCGGGCTGTCCGCCCGGTTGTGGCATGTTGGGGCTCATCCCCGCTTGGTTCACGATTGGGGCTGAAACCGTATTCGCGGTCGCAGCGGCCTGTTGCAGTTCCTTGATCCCAGCATTGATGGCATCGATGGCCTTGGCAAAGTGCCGAGAGGCTCCGGGCACCTGAAATGCAGTGCGGACTTGGATTGCCAAAGACATCGATTTCATCTGCTCGGCGGCCTTGACCAGCAGTTGCGGGTCTGCCCCTTTCAGTTCCGAGAGTTGCTGAGAAAGTTGCTGGCCGCTGGCATCGGGCGAGGTTGCACCCTGCTGCGGTCCTTGCTTGGCCAGACGTTCAATCATCTGGCGAGCCTGCATCCCTCGGACATCGACGGGAGAACTAGCCACGGACTCCACCCCTGCGGCCATGCACTTTCTTGGAACGGCGCGGGCCTTTCATCGGGATGCGGGACTTGGCGTACTTGAACTTCGATGTCGGCTTCAGCGATGCACCGTCGTGGTGAGACTTCCCCTTGTGCATTAGAGACCTGACTTTCTCCCAGCCTTCCGGGCATTTCCGGGCACAAACTTCATCGGGTCATCGGGCATGGCGACCGGGTTGTTGTGAACTTCCGGGCCGGGCTCGTTCTTCGGCCTCCCGACAGTGAGAGGAGATTTCAACATATCCTCATCAAAACTTTTCCCCATTCGGTCCATAGACAGATCACCATCCCTTCTCAGGTTGAGCAGTGGGGCGGCTGTTACACCGCCCCGATGTTTTTGTCCGGTTCTCCCGGAGTACAACTACTTGCGCTTCGAGTGACGTTTCCGACGTGCCATAATAAGCACCCCCTCTCATAAATTCCGTAGCGGGAGAGAGAAGCATCCGCACGCCACGGTCACGCAACAAATTCTTGGTCAGGACGGCATTCTCTTGCATCACCAAACTGGTCGAGAAGAGTCTGCGCCTGACGTGCGATGAAAGATTCGAGATCGTCCGATCTGCGGAAGGTTTCTACGTAGTCGGATTTCAGGAACTCAAAGGGGACAACGAGTTGGCCATTTAAGGCGGCCCGAACCCGAACATATTCCGAGCCGCTGGCATCGAGTTCGAGTATTTCCAGTCCCGATTGCATCGCTGGAACTGAGGATGGACCTATCTAGGAAGGGATTGCAACTTTTGGCTTTCGGGATACGCAATCCACCAGCCATTCTTCGTGCGGTAAATACGAAATCCGAATTCTACGAGCGTACCATCGCGGCACCAGTTACGGACTTGCTGTTCGGATCGCCTGTAATCTGCGGCGATCTCGGATGGTGTTAACCACTGGGATCGCAACTCCGTCATTTCCTGCTGCCTTTGGTCTTGGCGAGCGCCATCAATGCTTGCTCCTGCTCGATGTTGCTGGCGATCTTCTCCGCATCCGGGAATTCCAGAGTATCCAGAGTCGTATGAACGTCCAGCAGCCCGGCTTTCCTGAGTTCTGGGGCCATCTTGCGGAGCATAGCCTGCGAGAATGGCAGAATCGAAGCATCATCCAGTTCAAAATCGTACTGGTCCGGACGGTTGGTAGCCTGCCAGCGCACAGATTCATATCCTTGCGAAGTCTTCATAAACATCGACTGCGAAGGAGCAAAACGGAGCATGGTGTAGAAGATTAACTCCCCGATTCGCTGGAAGGAAAGAGCATTCAGGCGGCCTCTAAGCTGGGTAACTCCCTGCGACCGGATAACCGAAGAGTCGAATAGTTCAGGAGAGATGTTCCCGGCTCCTGGCTTCCCTGCTCTGGCATCTGTAAATCCTTGCAACTCCTTCTGCTTATCGAGAAGAAGCTGTGGCAGGCCAACCATGTGCTGTGGCATCTGCTGCGGAAATCTCATCTCCGGCACGGGAGAATTGGCGTTAATAACCTGAACTTCTCCCGGCATCCCCCCAAAAGACTCGGGATCAATCCCCGTGCGCTCATCGATGAACCACACGCCATTATTCAACCGGACAGCATTTTCAAACATGCCCGTATAGAGTCTTTCGGCCACGTTCTGAATCTCTTTAGAGTATCGAATGGCGGGAACTGCCCAGACACCGTACAGTGGCAGGGTTGACCAGAACGGGACTGCGGGGAACATCTTCAACGGAAACGGATTGTCGCCGTCTTGCAGCGTCCAGCCTTCGCATTCCACGATCAGGCGGCCATTCGGGTACTTCCATGCGAAATCTGCTGGAACAATAGAGCCAGAAGGTAAGGTATGGTCTTCTACCTTCTCTCGGGTGTAGTCGTTGCAATAACACCAGCGGACCCGCACGCGATTGTCTGAAGGGATACCCTGCCGGGACGGAAGCCCCGGCATCATCGACATCGGGCCAGCGGGCATGTCCACCCCATAGGCCGAATCCCCCATCATGGGAGACTGCGACCGTCCCGATGTTCTGGGTTTTACCTGAGTCGAGGTCTGCGGCCACCTCTGGCGTACTTCCTCAAGGTGCATCCGATCTTCAAAAATCACATATGACCAGTTGCAGGTGTAGTCGGCGGCGGGATCGCAATCGAAGGTTCTGGGATCGCGCATCTTTGCCCAGACAGAACCTCGTCCCTGTCTTGCATCCGGATCGTACCCAATCTGCATAGGGCACATCCCTGAGAACAGAGACATGAGCGTGGTGAACATGGCGTGGTAGTTCACCTGGGCCGTGCGCCATGTAGCCTGTAGAGCTTTTTCCCGGTCTTCGTCCCGCTTACCTGAGCCGTTATTCACTATATAGGGGCGCGGAGATGTCTCGGAGAGGTCGTTAGCCTCGTGCATCATCAGAACTTGAAGTTGTGGAACTCTTACTATCGGGCGGAATGATGGAAGCGGGTCAGTGCCATCGGAAAGCTGGTAAAAAGATTCAACATCGTCAAACCAGTTTCTCCCTAACTTGCTGTCTCGATGGTCTTTAGACAGTCTTTGCCATTCGTCTATATGGCGAGACAGGGGAGAGTAATAATCGGCAGACTTCCGACTCGTGATGAGGGCGAGATTGGCCAACTATCTTACCTTCCTTGCCGATGGACCTGGCTCCCACTTGCCACTCTTATCCTGCGGGGAGTCGTTACGTCCCGGAATCCCGATTCTTGTTCCGGGCAGAGTGCCTTGACGGTACTTACGGAAAATTCGGTTGGTTTCCTCGTCGGCGCTTCCATACGCATTCGAGGGTATCGGAACAGGAGGACGAGGCATCAGTACCGCCTCCGGTGGCGCTTGGGCGCTCCAACTCTTCCTTTTCCACTTCGACCGCTAGGGTGCGACGCCGCCCGATGAAAACTGTACTTCTGCGGGTTTTTCATGGATCACCAACTCCTCCGCATGGCCTGTGTTTCGGTCCACGCGATAATGTTTCCCTGCTCTCGAACACTGTGCAAACCTTGGGTGCTGCATGTGGGCAACCCGCTGATCGATTTCACGAGTGACCGTCAACAGGATGTCGCAAACGGGGCACTGGACAAGTTTGTTACTGGCAATGAACTGCATCATCCAGCCTCCGAAGTCAGCCAATCGTGAAATACGTCTTCCATTCTTCGACCGCTGCTTCCACCCTTCTTGATATGCTGCTGCAAATCCTCAATCTTGTCGAGAACTTCCTTGGCCGACATCAGCCCGGCAGAGACTAAGAGAGCGGAATTGTCCATCAGGTCGCGAAGAAGTTGGCCATAGGCTTGTGGCTCGGATTCGTCAAACCCGGTAGCGAAGGCTTGCGTGATTTTCTCGAAGACTTTCAGGGCGTTAAGGCGGTCGGTGGAAATGTCTCCAGTTACGATGGGCGGGTTGTCCACGGCATCACTCCCGCTTCCGCCTTGGCCTGCCTTAATCTCTCGCGCTGCGCGTTCTGCGCCCGCTGGGCCATTTCCTCTTCCCGGAGAGCCAGGTCCACGTCGTCGTGAACTGCGTGGCGGGGCATCGAAGGTAACGACTGATCCTCTGCCTGTTGCGGGCGAGGAATCACAGTTCGTACCGTCGAGCGAGATTTTTCCGGTCTCGATGGTTCCTCCGTAAGAAAATATGCCTCAGCACCCTTTCGGGCGTAGCGTAGCACGATTGAGGTTCCCTTGTCACCGGGATATTTGTGGTAGGAGGCTCCATCCTCGATAGCAGTCAGATCATCCAAGGTCAGTTCGACCTCTCCGCCTTGCTTGCGGATCAGAGCAAGAAGCAGCAAAAGCGTCTTGCGCTGCGGAGATTCGTCATCGAGAAATGCCAGTGGATCGCGGGCCATTATATGCCTCTCAATCTATCCTGCCCTGCCCTGTTCTTTGCGTAGTTTAGCACGCGGTTCAAATGTCTCTCGGAAGACATGCCAATCACTCCCATCGCCGTAGTCTCCGGAGAGTCCTGCACGGTAAGAGGGATTCTGGCCTCACGGTTCTCAAGTGTAGAGGAAACCTGCCTGAGATCAGGATGCGGGATGTGGTAATGGGCGCAGGCAATCCATCCTAACCACGCGGCCATTGCAATATCGTCGTGCCCTTTGAGGACTCGCCAGCGGAACCCGATGTCACTCTGCGCCTTGGAACACTGGGAGTAGAGTTGGATGTCCTTGACGATGATTTCTTTGTTTTGGACTTTGACTCCATCGCCATAATTTTTGGGCAAGGAATTCCGGAGGGCGGTTCGGAAGACGTTGAACAGCATTTGCCGGGTTCTATCCGTAGTTTCCCAGCCAAGCGCCTGACGAGGCTTCGTATCCGGTTTGTCGTCTCTCGATCTCCAGAGATATTGATTCGGGTAATGGAACTGATCGCGAAGGGCTTTCACGACGATGTATCCCCACCCACCTGTAACTTCCACATTCACCATCGCCTTGTTGTACCAGCGGCAGAGATAGTTCACCTTCTCGGCCAATGCTTCCGGTCCAACCCTACCGGCGTACCGAAATGCTTGCTCTCCGGTTTCGGCATTCCATCCCACAATGGCCGCGAAGTCTCCCTCTTCCACACCCTTAGCGGCGTCCACGCCTACAAAATAATGCGTCAAGGGTTGAGGCTTCTCCCACAGGTATAGCGGACCATCACGCTTCTCGCAGAAGAACATATCAGACGGTGGACCCTGAACGTCTCCCTTGGCGATTGGATCGCAGCAGGACTGTCGCATGTATTCCAGTTCAATGGGATCGAAAATCGGCTCGCCCGAAGATATAAAAGCCTCATCCGGGGTTGCCGGATATTCCTGACGCCATTTGTAAATCGACCCGCCGCACTTCGTTTCCAGAGTCGATCTGTACCAGGCGATCTGGCCTTTGGTACATCTGAATTCCCCCATCAGCCACTTTTCATACTCATCGGCAGGAGCGTCGGTCGCAAGAGAGTCGGGCAAGCGGGATGCAGGGTCTTCCCACCAAGGAAGAAAGATGGCTAGGAATTCGTTATCTCCGGCTTCTGCGCCTTTCCAGTAGTTGTAGTATGTTTCTCCCGGTCCTTCTAGGCCGTTTGCGGTGGTTTCGATGACCACGACATTATCCGGGTCGGCAGCGCTGACAGTGTTAAGCAGAGATATGAAGGAGTCCTCTCCAGGGTAAAATGCGGCCTCTGTAAGGTGGAGAAAAGAATGCGTGAGCCCTCTTCCCCCGATGACAGTTTTAGCCGTTGCTCTTGAGAGCTTAGAAACTCCTCCAGAATGTGGAAAGTACATCTCACGTTGGGTCCGGAGCGGCAAGCGCATCGGGAGTTGATCTGCGAATTCTCCGCACTGGTCATACATTTCCTTTCCGGTCTCGGTAAGTTGGGCCACGACTTTCGCATTGGCGTTCTGCTTGTGCAGGCAGTGAGCAACTGCGTAAGCCGCAGACCATCGAGAGATTCCTAGACGACGTGCCTTTAAGAAAATCAGCCAGGCATGGCGGCGCTTCTTCTGGTGCGCCTTCAATTTTTCCATGATCTTCTGCTGTGAAGGGTTAAAGCGGAACGGAACCATGTTGCCGGTGTCTCTATCCTTCAACTGCAAGCGGCTACAAAAAGTCTCGAAGGCAGAGAGATTAAGCATTTGCTTTAACTAATTCGGTTTGTGCCGCGTGTGTCAGCCGAGGATGATTCTTGGGATTGTCGCTGGGAAGCATTCCTTGATCTGCAACCCCGCGTACCCCCTGCGTCTTGTTGTTTTCCTGAGACACGCAGGCGGCAGAACAGAAATGATCGACGTGAATGATGTTGCGGTCGTCCTTGTCGTAATGCGGCCTGTTCAGCCACCAGTCAGGCTTTCCCTTGGCTTTCAATTTCTCGAATGTCAGCCCGCAGGTCTTGCATTTCTGATCGCCGGGAGCATTGATGCGGCTATTGATGATCGTTCCAGCTATCGTGCAGTTGGCCCGCATCTTCTGAAGCAAGGCTAGGGCTTTCTCCAAAGGAATTGAGAGGAAGTGGGCGCGGAGTTCTTCTTCCGCTGCCTGTTCACCCGCCCAGCGTGCCTGGATCGCCCGCGCTTGCTGCTTGATGGGACGTGAGTCTGGCAATGAGGTCGGCGGGGATAATGTCTCCGGAAGAACCGGCTGCTCCGATTCCTGAGCTTCTTTCTCTTCCATTTCCAGAGCTAACTTTGTTGCCTTGCTCAATCTCATGATTCCCCTCTTTCTTCACTCGCGTCTCAGCGTTGATATATCCACCCGTTGCCGTCAAAAGGTCCGCAATGGCAGGCATGTTCATCTGATAATGATACATGCCGATGTGACTGGTCTTGATCCACATGCAGCCAAACAGAGTTCCGCCGAGCTTACGCCATTCCCGGCAAAACCACCAATCTTCAGAAAGGTATTCCAGAGTCTCCGGCCAAACTCCAACCCGGAAGAAGTCATAGGCAAACTCTCGACCATAGTGATTCTTCTCTTCCGGGCAGCGGCGGTATTTTACAGCTCCACCGCCTTCGATCAATTGAGTCAGGACTTTGCGTTTCATCAACCAGAAGCCAGTCCCGGCTTCCATGAGTGGCATGGGCTCGTCACATCGCACAGGTCCAATTAGCCAGTTCACATTCGGCGTTCCAGCCACCGCCTGCACGCGATCATTAGGCCAGTTTTCTCTCGCCGCTTCGGAGATTCGGTCCATGTGCATCCCCTTTTTAGAGTACGGGGCGGCCAGAAAGTCCATGTCCAGAGATAGCATTTGAATCACGGATTCGGGAGAAAACAGAATGTCGCAATCCAGCCACAGAGCGTAATGATTTTCTGGATCGCTAGAGGCCGCGAGGAAAATGTCAGCCAGATTGTTGCGGGCACGGGTAACCAGAGAGTCCCCCGGCAGGTAGACCATGTGCGTCTGGATTTTGTACTGCGCCAACACCGGATAGAGATTATTGAGGCACTGCGCGAACGTAGCGTGAATCTGGTCGTTGGCCGCAGGAACCAGAATCCAGAGTTTCAAGGTCTTGAGGCGGTCAGGATCGATCTTTAACTGCACGCAAACTCCTTCCGGCGGACGCCAACCGTGTTCAAGATGTATTCGGCCATTGCCTCGGTGGTCAGATGCTCTCGGAGAACTTTCATTACAGGCTCTATCAGAAATCCCCACAAATTCTCTAGCATCCCATGCGCCAACCCTCTTGGCCAGAAATACTGGTACATGTCGTGGATTAAAGCCAGTTCTGTTCGCGGAAAATTCACCATGATGCTATATGGGCACTCATCCAAACACCGGAAACAAGGGATACACCACTGACTCATAATTTCATAATGTCTCAAACAATCCCATCCGGCTTTCTTCATCGTGTACCCGAAGCAGGATTCGGCATATTGATGGTAATAACTGGCCTCATCCTTGTAGATGTAGGTCGTTGAATCTATCGGGTCCATCGGGGCCATCAGTCGAGTTTTTTGCGGCGGCTCTTTCAGAATCTTTTCCTTCGGAATAGAAAATTGGATTGGCCAAACTCCCGGAATCGGATTGTGTAGTTCCCGCTTGAAGTACATCCCGCCCAGACCTTTTAGGTAGCCGGGATGATCCTCGCCGTCAAGGAAGATCACTCTCTCAGGCGGATACATGGAAGAAACTTCGTGCAGATAGTCATGGTTGCGGTGAATCGATCCGTAAACTACCAGATCGAAATACTTGTGTGCGATCTTGGCGGGAATATCATCCCGATCCACCTCAACATCGGGCAGAAGTCCGTAGAGAGTAAATCCCTTACCATAAAGTTTTGACGTATCATACCCCTGATACATCGTCTCGATGCGAGGGTAATCCACCACAGAAGGTCCAAGCAGAGATCGAAAACCATGAAAACAGCAATCGCGAAGATAATCACAGGTATGACCACCTTCGGATAGGTAAAGAATGTTCACTTTACCTCCACTGGCAACTGCACTGGCTGCGGAGCGGGCTTATGCAACACTCCCAGACCGTATCTCCCCGGCGGTTCCTCATGCGTCCATCCCGATGGTTCCATTGAGCGGCAAAGAGCTTCGTAAACACTCTTCACATCATCCGATGGCCATGTAGGGTCGTTGGTAACATTTGGTTCCGGGGCGATGTCGTGGAAGATCACCATCCCTCCTGGCCTCAACTGGCGGGCATACTCGATGTCGTTGATGACCCCTGCCTTGGAATGGTCGCCGTCGATGAATAGAACGTCGATCTCAAAGGGGATGAACTTGATAATCGCCTTCTGGTCCTTGGTGTCGGCCTGAAGGAATGACCACTGAGGATGGCCCTTGAACAACTCTCCGCAGGGTTGAATATCAATCGACCAGAGATGGCCGCCGTGCTCTTCAAGTCCTAAGAGAAAGGCCGAAGTCGAAGCCCCGTCCCGCACTCCGATCTCGACGATGTTTCCTTTGGCGTGATCTCTCAGCCACGGGGCAAAATCTTTCATGTCGCCAGACTCACAGGCAAGACTGTACCGCCTAGCGACTCGACCGTACGGTTCCAGGTTCCTCGCTTCTGCCAAGTATTGTTTCTTGGCTGCGCCTCGCTCC